CGCCCGACAATATGAAGTTTGATGGAGTTATTTGTAGTCAAGTATTACAGACCATACCAGACCAAGACTTAACTTGGGTGTCAGAAAAACTATTATCACATACTGATAAATTTTGTTTTATTAGTTTAAATTTTCAAAAGGCAGCAAAAAAGAAGAAGTTTATATATGACGCTGAAAGTTTTAAACACCCACGCACTAGAGAATTTTTCAAAGGGCATTTTAATGCTTGGCCCAAAGAAAAACTATTCTGGTGGTGGAAGGATAGAATGCATTATGATGATTGGATTGACGATCAGTTAACTGGTAAGTGGACTGATTTGCCTAGTGAATGGAACGGCAAATATTCTTACGTTGAAAAAATATACGAGAACTAATATGAAAATTTTTATTGGATATGATGCCAGAGAAGATATCGCATATCAAGTATGCAAATACTCTATTGAAAGCAGAAACCCTGATGTAGAAGTCGTTAAACTAAAACAAAAGGAACTCAAGGCTGCTGGATTATATTGGCGTGAGAAAGACCCGCTGAGTTCAACTGAGTTTACCTTCAGTCGTTTCTTAGTGCCTGTCATGGCTGAGTATCAAGGATGGGCTATATTTTGTGACTGTGACTTTTTATGGCAAATAGATCCAGCAGAGATTATGAAGTATGCTGATGAAAAATATGCAGTTATGGTGGTTAAACATGATTATACTCCACCTGAAGGCGTAAAAATGGATGGGCAAAAGCAGTTACCCTATCCAAGAAAAAATTGGAGTTCCATGATATTGTGGAACTGCGCTCATCCAGCAAATAAACAAATCACACCTGAAATTGTCAATACAGAATCTGGGCAATACCTACATCGTTTTAGTTGGTTGAAGGATGAGGAGATTGGTGAATTGGGAAAAGAGTGGAATTGGTTAGTTAATCATTACCACGAGCCACAGGACGGATCACCAGTAGCAATACATTATACTGAAGGTGGTCCCTGGTTCGATAACTATCATCACTGTGAATATGGGTATCATTGGGCTATTGAACAGGAGCAATACTTAACTAGTTTAGAACCAAAGACACAAAGTACGTCATTGTTTAATTGTTTACCTACCGATATAGAAAACGTCTTTAATAATATTTTAAAATATCGAGTTGACCCCCAGGGAGAATACTATGACATTACCCGAGAGTCAATTGACAAGGAAATAGATATGATAAACACCAACCAAATTAATGCTATTGATTCAGAATTTAGATATGAACGTAAAGGCGCCAAATACGATCCCACATTACAAAGTTTTGTACAAGGCTGCGGTGGTCAAATTTCAACCTGGGATCGTGTCAGTAACTCTACTACACCAGTTGTGATACGTGGTATTACTAAACGAAAAGAAATGCGGGCATGTCGTGACGCTGGACGTGATTTTTATTATATAGATACTGGCTATTTTGGCAACGGTAGACATAAGACTTATCACAGAATTACATTAAACGATATTCAATACTTTGGTCCCATTAAAGAAAGGCCAACTGATCGGTTGAATTGCACCAACATACAATTTCACAAGTTTACTTCTGGTCGCAACATCCTACTAGCACCACCAAGCCAAAAGTTATTAAATTTATATGACATTAACTTAGAGGAATGGATGGATCAAACTATATCAGAAATAAAGAAATATACTGATCGTCCCATTGTTATACGTACCAAACAAGGCAGGTCAGTCCGTACATCTACAGATACTATGGAGATGGCATTATCACGTGATGTACATTGTTTGGTTACTTACACTAGTATTGCAGCTGGTGAAGCATTGTTGTTTGGCAAGCCAGCTATTACGTTGGGTCCAAACGCGGCCGCGCCACTGTGTAGCCATAGCATCAGTGAAATTGAAAATTTAACTGTTCCCACTGTTGATGAAGTTCGCCGTTGGGCGGCACATTTAGCATATTGTCAATTTAATGAAACGGAGATGAAGGATGGTACCGCTTGGAGAATATTGACAAATGCTTGATTGCATAGTATATGTAAGCAGTGTTCTTAATCCTAAAAAACATCCTAGGAAAACCAATTGCTTGGAAAGTTTTGCTACCGGTGTCAAGGCACTGGGATATTCCATCCGCACAGAGTGGGAATATCAATACCAACCCAGCAAGCTGGCAGTAATACTGGGCTGGGCTACACATAATACTGGTGGGCAAAATATTGCATTGCGTAAGCAGATAATTCAAGAGCAACAAGCACTGGGATTACATACTATGTGCATTGATGCCAGTTGTTGGAAGTATTTAGATAAGGATAGCAGTTATTTGCGATATAGTCTAGGTGGTCCATTTTATGATCAAGCTGAATATGCCAACCATAAGTCAACTGATGAGAAGTGGTTAGAGATCAGTCAAGCATTGGAGATTACGTTAGATCCAATTCAGCAATCAGATAATGGACACATTTTAATCTGTATGCAACGTAATGGTGGATTTGCAATGAAAAATTTAAATCCTATCCATTGGCTACAGGGTAAGATATCGCAGATACGCCAAATAACCAATCGCAAAATCAAAGTACGACCACATCCTGGTGCTTATTACATAGAAGAATTTCTCGGAGTACCAGAGTTGGAAAATTATGATATTGATCTAATAGACCCAACTACCAGATCGCTTGGAGAAGATTTGCAAAATGCTCATGCCGCAATCTTTTTTAATAGCTCTGCATCAGTTGCCGCAGTGTGTGCTGGTATACCAATTTTTGTAGATGATGCCAGTTGTGTTGCGTGGAAGGTAGCTAATACCGACATTAATAATATTGAAACTCCGGCGGTGTTCCAACGAGAACAATGGTTATATGATTTGGCCGCCGCACATTGGACTGACGCAGATGCCAAAAGTGGTAGAATTTATCAAAAGTTCTTGCCTTACTTGGCTTAACCAGCCCACCCCATCACAATATCGTTCTTGACCTGATCTAACTGCCTGGCTCCCCAGCTACGTAACAAGGCTATGGCCTCTCCTTGATCTACTATACCAGTATCAGTATGAAACTTTTGTTCTACTACAATAATTGGGCAGTATTTACGAATACATTGTTCGCCACCACGTAGTATTTTAAACTCATACCCCTCACAATCAATTTTAACATATTCAAATTTAGGTAAATTTAAACTATCCAATGTCTGCATCTTGATACTACCATTTCCCATACTGGCTGGATCTACATGACTATGTCCAGTATTTTCAGGAGTAATGATCATGTCAATCATACTTGCTGATTCACCCAATGCACAATCATAAATTTGTAAATTATCTGTAGTTACGTTTTTACGTAAACAATCTCTAAACTCTGCCACTGGTTCAATAGCGATTACTTGATTAAAGAACCCGCACAAATCTCTAGTCCATAGTCCCACGTTGGCACCAATATCCAATGCCAAGTTACGATGCAGACAATGTTGTATACTGATTCTCCGTACTGGTTCTTGGTATACTGGTTGATTTCCTTTGGCTACATTCTTATCCAACATCTTGGCAAAGTGAGTATCGCAGTCTGGGAACCAAAACCCATGAGATTGTTTCATTTTAATGTATTCCAGTATTTGCTTTTACGTGGTACTTTTAGGTCATCAAGATTACTATGCCCTGAATCTTTCCGTTTACCTTTGAGATGATCCAAATACTCGCCCCACTCACTGTTAATCAATGGGTGTCCTTCTCCCAAACTGTTTCCTTTGTTTGGTCTTAGATCAATCAGCATTTCACACCAATCATGTTGTTTCAATCCCGGGATACGGTTACGGACGGAATCAAAAACAAAACTGTCATGCCACTCAGCCAACAAAAAGATACCATTTTCAGCATCATCATATACACGTTGAAATTCTCGTAGGAATTTGTTAGTATGTTCTGTATGTAACTTCATTGAGTATAATCCGCATTCAGAATATTTTCCTTTTCTACCAAGGAAACACAAATCCTTATCTGATAAGATCAACCCCTGTATCTGCTCTGTGGTAATATTACTATGGCATATGGTGTCAGCATCCATCCATATTAACGTATCAGCATCGCAATGTGTGGCACAATGAAATATTGAATATACTTTGTGTGCAAAGCGGATAGCATGCCATTTAAATCCTTTACCAGCATCACGTCGCATGGATCTAACCGGATCAGCAGTTACATCCCCATTGGCTTTGGGAACATTGTGCCAACGTTGTTTAAAGGCCACTAATTCCTGACTGGATTCTGCTAAGTTTCTTACTATTAGGTTGGGTGCTGATTCCTGTACCGAACAATTCTCAGCATAAGCATAGAGTATAACATCTTTGGGCCAAGTTTCCAAAAAGGTAGCAATCATACGCTTGGCGTAAGTATCGTATCCAGCTTGATTGAATGTAGTTACTACGGCGTAAGTCATAAAGATATTTATAATGAGTTTAGTTGACGTAAATAATTGACTATGCAAATTTCCTACTTTCCAGATCAAATTAGCCTTGCTGGCCGTCCAATTATGGAGAAGTTTATTGAAACGGTTAGAAAGACTGATGCCATAAAACTCAATGACATGAACTGTGATGCAGTAGTGATCTGGAGTGTATTATGGCAAGGGCGAATGATTAAGAATCAACAAGTTTATAATCATTATCGCGATGCTGGTAAACCTGT